CAGCCGCCGCGATTTGCGCCGTCATGGCCGTCGTGAGAGCAATAGCCCCGCGCACCGCGACAACGCCCATAGCGGCCCCCAGCAGGCCCATCATCGTGTTCAGGGCCTCGGCATGCGGATAGGTGCCTTGAAGGATGCTATCGACCGTACGGATCGCCGGGGCCAGCATGTTCAGGATGGAGTTTCCTGCCGACAGGGCATTGGCGCCAAGGGTCGAGAAGATGCGCCCGACCTGAAAGGCTGGGCCCGATGCGATCTTGCCGAAAGCCTCGTCCGTGGCACCGGCCTTGACGCCCATCTGTTCCATGATGGCGGTGAAGTCTTGGCCCGCGGTTCCGGCCAGCGCCAGCATCGGCACCAAGGCCTCGACTCCGCCGAACAGCATGCCGAGTTGATCGACGTTGCCGCCGGTGGCTTCGTTGAGGTCAGCGAGGAAGCCCGACAGGCCCTTGGCTTGCAGGGCGGCAGAGTTGAACTCCAGTCCCAGCGCACCGGCCAGCTTGGTCGCTTCGGCACTCGGCCTGGCAACCGCGGCGAGGATGGCCCGGAGACCCGTCACCGCAACCGAGGTCGAGATGCCGCCTTTCGTCAGGGCTGCGGTTGCAGCGGCCAGCTCATCGAAGCTGACACCCACCTGAGCGGCGAGGGGCGATACCTGGCCCAGCGATGAGGACAGTTCCTCAACCGTCGTCTTGCCCGCGCGCATAGCGACGAACATGGCATCGGAGACAGCGGTCGCCCCCTCCACCTTTGGACCATAGGCATTGAGAATCGACGTCAGGCCGTCCGCTGCGATGGCCACAGACGTCACCCCTCCGACCGCCAACTTGTTCGCCGCGGTCAGTTGTTCAGTCGCCGTGGCAGCATCCGAAGCGCCGGCCGAAATGATCTGATAGAGGGCTTGCGTTTGCAGGAGGGGGGTTGAGTTGAACGCACCGGCCTGACGGATCGCCGCATCGGACAGGTCGCCCATGGAGACGACCGTGGTGTCAACGAGGGTCGAGACCTCGGCCAGCGCTCCGCTGTATTCCAGGGTGGCCGTACGCAGCCCCAGAATAGCCGCCGTGACCGTGCCAACCCCAAGCAGCCCCAGAGCCCCGGCGAACAGCCGCGTGGTGGCCGCTGCGCGCTCCTGTGACCGGGCAAGAAGCCCCGTTGCAGTCTCAGCTCTGCCCGACTTTTCATTGACCTGATCAAGGGTCCGGATCGCCTCGGGACCGCCGTACGTGTCGAAGCGAAGGCCGAGGGCTGCGAGGTCTGTCATTTCGCCTCCCGGAATTGGAAAGGGCGACCCGCGAGGATCGCCCTGGTGATTGGCTTGAGCTGGCCTGCGAACAGGCTAGGCGGTCAGGATAACCCTGTGAGAGATGCCGCCCGTCACCGAGAGTCGCGACATCAGAAACCCACCCTGCTGAGCGGTGTAGATGTAGCTGGACCCCTGAACGGCGTCCCAAACGACCCGTGCGATGACGTAATATTTCCCGTCCGGGAGACCGTCGAAGGTGAAGTTGCCATGCGCATCGCAGATGGTGCGGCGCATGCTGTCATGGAACGCTGTGGGATCCGGGGTGAATGCTCGGCCCATATTGTAGGCGAAGCCGGTTGCCTCGCCGCCAAACATGTTCTCGATGCGGGCAGCGGAATAGGCCGATACCGGGATCAACAGAACCTCAAGGCCGGCACAGGTTTTCACTTCCCCGCCCCTCGTTCGCATGAGGGCCTGGCCGAGGACTGCGTTCTCGCCGCGTTCAGTGGCCCACGCCACTTCATCATGCGTCAGGTCGACAGGCAGGACCGTTGGCGCCGGCCGTTCGTAGTCAGCCGCGTTGATTAAGCACCCGGTCAGGCCCACCGAAAACGCTAGCGCCGTCAAGATCAGTCTCATACTGCCCCTCCATTTTCGGGAGGATTCTTGCACAAGATGGCTTGACAGTCACGCTGACGGTGTCGGCTTCGGCTTGGCCTTCTCCCGGATCAGGTCCAACACGCGCTTCCCATCACGGGCAGGAACGGTCTTAGGGCCCTTCGGCGGGTTCAGAACGGCCATGACGGCCAGATCGAGACGCCTGATCAGGGCGATGTCCCATGCCGACAGATTGGCGTGGGTGAGGCGGTTGAAGGCCTCTATTTCGGTGTAGCTGATCGGGTTCGGAGCCATGCCGACCTGACGGGTGAGCGACAGGCTGACGAAGGCTTCGAACAGATGCGCCAGCGCCGGGGGGCAGTCAGGGAGAACCCGGCGCTGGGCATGGGTGGCCTCTGCAAACTGGATTAGCTGGTCTGCGAGGCCTTCAAGAAATTTCCCCGGTCGGCCACGAAGGCATCAGCCTGATCACGGATCCAGCGAACGCCGGGGTTCAGGAACAGCTTCATCGCGTTCTCGACTGAGAAGTCAGCCGGATCGTTGGAGTCCGTCCCGTCGATCCAGCCCTCGGGAATTCCCTGCCAGCCGGTAACCAGGCGGGCGAGGCTTTCACAGCCGCGACGGTCGGCATCGGTCACGCTGACCTTGGAGCCCTTTGACAGACTGTCCATGGCGCGCTGACGGGCGGCGGTTTCAGCCTTGATGAAGGCGTCCGAGTCCCGGCCAAGCAGGGTGATGGTGACGGGGTCTCCACCATCGGTCTCGAGCGGGATGCGATCGATGGGGTGAAGGACCGTCATGACCGCGCCGGAGTTGGCAGCCGGGGCGAAGTTCAGCGATGCCAGGTTCATGGCAGGCTCCTAAAAAGTGCGGGGGAGCGACCCCACGCATAGAGTTGAGGGGGTGTTGTTGTTGGGCGTCGGTTAGCTGACGGCCTCGGACGGGTCTTCGTAGACCGGGGTGTCGATCACGCAGTTGATGGCGCGCATGTTGACGGCGCCGGTCTGACCGCTGTTCTTCTTGGCCGACAGGACGCGAACGCCGATGTAGACGGTCGAGTCGGTGTCGTTGGCATCCGCGCCGTCCGCGTCGACGATCTTCAGCGGATAGAGCGAGTTCGTACCGGCCGCCGTGATCGCAGCCAGTTGGCCAGTGTCCAGCGGGTCGTTGGCACAGTTGATGGTGATGCCGCCAGGGTTCCGGGCGCCCTTGAGTTGGCGGGTCAGGCCAGTGGCCAGCGGGGTGAAGTTCACCGTCGCGGCTTCGGTGCCGAACTCGCCAACGCTTTCGACGTTGCCAATCTCGGTCCAGGTCATCGAGACGTAACCGGAGGGGTCACGCGCAGTCTCAGAAACGGCCGGCGCGATATAGACGCGCGTACCGATGCCTCCAGCAATAGCCATGGGAGGGCTCCTTTCGATGTTTGAATGAAGCCGGAGCCCATCTCGGCTTAGGGCGCCCTCTCAGACCTAAACGGCCTGCCAGGGGATGGTGACGGGAACCGTGACCCGGTCGGGCTCGGTGATCGGAGAGGACGGGAAGGCCCTTCCGCTGATGGTGACCTTGGTGCCGTTCTCGACGAGGGCGAGGGCCTTGGGGAAGTGGGCCTTGATCTGGTCAGCGATCCGAACCGGGGCCAGTACGCCGTCTTGGCGAGGCCAGTTCACGGTGATCTGCAGCAGGCCCTGATGCATGGTGCCGCTGGTCAGGCCTTCCCATGCGGGACGGTTCAGGAAGACGTCGGCCCGGAGGTATTTGCCATCCGCCGGGGGATCATAGGTCTTGCCCGGCTCGGGGAAGGTGATCGGGAGCGCAGGGCTTCCGACTGAAAGGGTTTCGCACCGCAGGAACAGCGCCCGGATGATGTCGGCATCTTCGGCCATGGTCAGGCTCCTGCTCTTGCCTTGGCCTCGGTTGCGACCTGACCAACGATCTGCGGCCATTGCTGTGCTGCCAGAGCAACCCACCGGTCCCCGGGCTGGCCACGGGAGCCGTATTCGCGCGGGATGGCGTAGTTCGCGGTGTAGACCACCGAGATCGTGTCTGTGAGGTCAGCCCCGGCGATCACAAGGCTGATCGGCCCTGCGTCGTATGAGGCCCTGGTCATGCCTTCCGGTGCCGTGGTCTGGGCCGGGAGATTTTCGCCGATCACCCCCACCAGTGACGCCCGCAGAAAACCGGTGTCGACCCGCAGGTTGCCCCCTGCCCCGCGCGGCGTTTGCATGACCGCAACGGTGCGCTGAGCGCTTTCCTTGTGGACCGCTGACATGCGTTCCTTGGTTTGGCGGGTCCAGGCATCGACCTTGGCGCTAAATGGCCCCGGCATCAGCGGATGTTCGCCAGAAAGTCGATGCGCGTCTCGACCGTGCACCGGCAGCCGATGGTCTCCGAGGCCGGGGCCCCTTGGCTTGTGTCGCCGGGATAGAGCATCCGGGATCCTGACGATGTGACGAACGGCTCTCTCAGGCCCGCCGTGTCGGCATTGAGCGAGCGGTGCGTGTCCCTGACCCGGGCGTCTGATGCGGTGCGCCAGACCCTGCGAACGTCGGTCTCTGCCACCTCGCCCCGATCAACGGCCTGCAGCACAGCTTCATGCTGGCCCGAATGGATGGCCGTCATGGCCTCCGTGCGCCCGATCACCTCGCCCCGAAGCTGCAACAGCCGGCGCTCATAGGCGGTCATGGCCTTGTTTATGGTCTCGGCCGGGACTGGCTTGCCCTCTCTGAGCGCCTTCGCGATCGTCCGGTCGAACCGCTTGTCCCTCCGCTTGCGTGTCAGATACTCGCTGAGGGCACCGGGATCACCACTGGCCAGTTCGGCCCGGGCGGCGGCTACAGCGCGCTCCTGCGGCGAAGACAGGCCCAGAACACCTCCCTCACGCTTGCCAGTGACCCGGCTGATGCGTCCGACGATGTCCAACGCGACCCGCTTGGGGTTCCGCCCCTCCCGCATGCCCTCGGTGAGGACCGTGCGGACGGCTTGCCTCTGGTCCCGAACAATCCGGGTGATCAGGTCCGATGAATGGTCACGAAGCCATGCCTCGGCCCTGAGGTTCCTGCCATCGAACCGAACGACCAGCGCCGTCCCGTCCGGCTTGCGGGCCGGGAACAGACCCGCTTGCGTTCGCCCCCCCTCCAGATAGCCCTGACGGACCTGTTCCAGCATGCGATCGAACGATGCCGGATCGAGCCTCAGGGCCTCGATTGCCCCCTCTACGTCCCCAGCCTCAATGGCTGCGGTGATGCGCTTGATTTCAGCCAGGCTCTTGAGGTCGTCGACTGCCGCGATGAACGCATCTGCGATCAATGGCCCATAGCGATCCGCCAGCTCTTGCCAGAGCCGGGCCTGATTCCGGGTTGTGGGCATGCTCTATCGCTCGAAAGCGCTGATCTGGTGCCCGACCACTTCGGCGTTCAGGTCGAGACAGGCATCAAGAAGGTCGTGGGCCTCACGCCTGATCCGTTCCGCAGCCTCGGTGTCGCCGCGAAGCACAGCCGCCGCATAGGTCGACTGCTTGGCGTTCAGTTCCTTCCATGTCGCCAGCGAGAGGATCGCCGGGTGAATGGATGCGCGGGCCGGATCATCGGTCATCGCCTGCACTGTGCCTCATACATGACCACGACGCCAGCGGGGGCAATGGGCTTGATGCCGTTCCCCTTGTCCGGGGCCACGATCTCATGGGGAATGCCACCGATGACGATCTTGTCGGACGGCTTCGGCTCAATCGCCAGCCCGCCCGCTGCGATCAAGACTTTTTTGTCGGTCGAGAGGACGCGAACCCCATCGCGCTCATGAAGCGAATAATCGGTCACGACCAGAGTGCAGGGAGTGTCAGGGCTAGTCGCCGTCCCCGTCGAAGGATCAAACGCATCCCCGCCCGTCACCGTCTTGCGCCGGATTGCTCCGACCTGGCCGAAGTTGGCGATCAGCCGGTCTGCCGTGGCACGGGAGCGGAGATAGTCGAAGGTCATGAGCGGACCGCGGCCCCGACCAGAGGGTTGCTGCCGCCCGCCAGAAGGCCCCCAACCAGATCGCTGACGATCAGCAGGACGGGACGGGCCATCTCTGCCTGATTGGGAACCGAGGCGTATTCTACCGCCAAGGGCCCAACTCGCTCGCTCTTGACCCGGGCCGTCAGGTCAACTGCCGGCGCCATGATACCGGGCGTGACGACCTCAGCCGCCGCGATATGGCAGCATGCCTGAATGATCTCGACCGGGATTTCATCGCTCGGGACCGTATTTCCTTCGCGGTCCTCCACGTCGGCGCGCGGCCACGCCAGAGACTGCGACCGGCCTGACGTCCGATACCCCTTCCAGTTGAAAGCCGACGACAGATAGGCCGTGGCCCTTCGGATGGCGGCCTCTCGCGTATCGGCAGGGCTTTCCACCGATGCGGTCCAGCCGGTCAGGCCCTGGGCTTCGCAGTAGGTGTCACAGTCCGCGACCGAGACAAATGCGTCGGCAGAGGCTGCGCCGGGGGTGACGATCAGGGCCATGTCAGTCCTCAGATTTCGCCGTCTGCGATGGGTTCGATGATGTGGGATCGTCGCGCGATCTCAGCGACATATGCAGGGAGCATGGTGCGTCCGATGGGGGCTTTCGCGTCCAGTCGGCACCCATCGGAATATGAGCCGTCCGCAAAGAAGCCGACCACGAAGAACCCGACCAGTTCGCCCTCAAACTCAGCAATCATTCGGGCGTGTTGAACGATCAGGCCCTTGTAGTTCTCGCCGTCATCACGATTGGCGCGGTTGAGGATGCGGACTTCGGCGCCGCCGCGCTTCAGCCTGATCTTTCCGATCCGGGCAGCACCCATATCAGCCCGCTTCAGCCAGCGCCCGCGCCTCGTCACGCATCTGCAGGAGTTCGGCGGGGCCTTCGTCAGCCCACTGGACTCCAAGAGCGCTCAAGTCGGCGTGGATCTCTCGCAGGGTCAGACCCGAGGCCTCCGCCTGGGGATTGTCGAGCGGGTCGACAGACGAGACTCGTCGCGCCAACTCCGCCTCGATGGCCTCTTTCGCCATGACCTTGTTCAGGACAGGCGTCGGGCTCACCGAAGAGGCAAGGCCGCGCAGCGTCAGTCCACCTTCAACGTCCGGCTTGGACCACGGCAGGTCCGACCAGTCATCAGGGATGACAACGCCTCCGGGATCCTCTTCGGGGCCACGCATGGCAGCAGCGGGCGGCGGCGGGGCCGGGGCAGCGCCAAGCTGCTCGACCGGAATGCCCTTGTTCTCGTAGGCGGCGCGGATGTTCGGCCAATCTCCGACGAGATACACCTTGGACACACCCGAACGGGGCGTGGTGAAAAAACGGGGGTTGGAGTACGCGCGACCCTCGACGAAGTCCGAAGCCTGCTGCGAATAGATGAGCTCGATCGGTTTGGACATCACGTCCTCCTGCGTCCGATGAAATGGGGTGGTCCGGAGGCCAGCATCCCGCCAGCCTCCGTCCCGGATCAGGCTTAACCGATGGCCGCGTCACCGATGGCGATGACGCCGGCGGTGTGCTTG